CTTGCGCTCCCGTATCAGGCAACCGGTCGAGAATCATCGGCGCCACACACGGATAGACCGCCGTGTGATCCACCAACGCCAGCAGCGTGGCCGGCTCCCAGATGAGATCCGACTCCACCCAGATCACCGCATCCGCATCCCCCGGCAGCGCGGCCCACAGCGTGTTGCCGACGTGCGCCAGCTGCTGGAAGCGCCGGTCGTTGACAATCGAGCCGTATTTCTTGCCGCCGTGGGTCACGTCGATTACTTGGCTGTTGAGCCGCCAGCGCAACGCCCGTAGCGCGGTCAGGGTGTGGTCAGTGCTATCGCCCTCCCCCCACAGGCAGTGCAGCTTGTGGCCCTGGCTGTGTAGCGCGTCGTTGAGGGCAATCACCTGGTCAGCATAGCGCCCGAGGTAGGGCGTGGCATCGCGGAACGCGGAAGCAAGTACGACTTTCACGCGCTGCCAACCTTTCGTTGGCCGATGACCCGCGCCGGGTTGCCGGCCACAATGGCGTAGGCGGGCACGTCTTTGGTGACGACCGCACCGGCCGCCACTACGGCCCACGCCCCGACCGTCACGCCGGGCAGGATGATGGCGCCGGCGAAAATCAGCGCATAGGCACCGATGGTTGTCACTTTGCGGATGGCTGGCGCCCCGTCCTGGGGCGTCGTGGCCGGGCCGGCGAGGTCGGTTGCCCCGCCGCAGACGACAACGTGACTGGCACAGCCGCTGTGATCCTCGAAGCGGACCGTGCCCCCGCCGGCGTTGATGTGGCTGAATGATGCAATGTGCACGTTGCGGCCGATGCTCACCCCTTGCCCGCCTTCGATTTTTACGAATGCGTCAAGGCGCGCACCTGCTAACAGCTCCACTTGTTCCGGCTTGAGGATGACGACGTGCTCAAAGATCTGCACCCCCTCACCCAAGTGCTTGTACTTCCACGGCGCGAAGTAGGTCACGGCGTCGCCTCCGCAAATCCTTGCACTTCCCCAATCGTCTTGAGAATGCTCATCACCCGGAACTCCACCTCGTCATAGACAAAGCGATAGCCCGGCTTGAGGTCGGTATCGGTCTCGGTCGGATGATCACGCACGCCAAACACCACCACCCGCCGCGTCGCGGCCTTGCCGGCTTGGCTCGTGCTGGCGCTGCTGCTACTGTCGCTCTCAATCCGCACAGTTTGCTCGTCGAGAAACGTGCCGGCTTGCGTGCGGAACGCGAGGCCGGTCGGTTTGTCCTGGATGCGGTTCCACGCCGCCACCGCCCGCGCCGCGGCGTCGGTCGTGGCGAGGCCGGACCCGCTGCTGCCCAGCCACGCCGTGAAGTCAAGCGCCATCAGAGGATTGTCTCCTCGATCACCATCATGCGGAAATAAGCCAATACTTTTTCCATTTCGGTGATCGTGACCGCATAGCGCCGCGCTGTTTCGCTGCGATCCTGTGGTTTAGCGCTATTGAGCGCCTGGTAGGCGGCCACCAGTGCCACCCAAACTTCCATATCATTGGTTGGCTCGTTGTCGAGAATCTCTTTCATCCTAGATGCCCCCCGGATACTCTCTGATCTTGGCCGGCTTGCGGTGCACCCGGCCAAAGCGCACCCCGCCGCCTAGGCTGGCCACGTCGGCGTCGGCCACGGCGTCGTCAAGGCGCTTTTGCCAGAGGTCGAGCAATGCCTGCAAGTGCTTGAACAGGTCCGACCGGTTTTCGGTCGTTTCGTTTTGTTTGTAGGTGGTCACCTTCGCAGCCTGTGCGATCAACCCATTGATGACCAGCACCCGAGCGTAAGCGCCGGCGCTTGTGGCATCGGTGTAGACCTCCCCGGCCTCAGTAAAGATGTCATCGGCGGCGGTATCGTCGAGCGATACGTCATCCGTGCCGGTATCTCTGCGCAAGCGCGCCCGTTCGGTTTCGGTTGCCATGCTACTGTACCCCTTCCCAAATTGCGGCCACGCGGCCGGCGAACCGTTCCCAGCTGTACATTGCTTGCACGCCCGGCGCTTTGCGCAGCGCGTCGGCGGCGTACTGCTCGCGGTTGTCTGCGATGTCGCGGAGGCGGGCCACGAGGGCGTCAAAATCGACTTCGGCCCACTCGCCCAACTCCATTTTCGACAGCCGGTTGTGCCCGCTCCAGTCGGCGCGCACCAGCTCGTAATCAAGCGGAATGCCCCAGGCATCGATGTCGTCGGCGGTGCCGGCAAAGTTGGTGGCGAGGCTGGTAACCCCACAAGCGGCCGCTTCTCTCGGCGGCCAACCCCATCCCTCGCCCTTTGTGCTGAAGATCATCACGTCGGCGCGGTGGTAGAGGTCCACCATCTGCGCGACCGTGTAATCCTCCTGGATCAGCTCCACGTTCGGATTGAGGATCGACGCGTTGATTTTCGACTTGCGTCCCTTGAGGATTAGCCGCACATCCGTGCTATCCCCGAATGCCGCTTGGAACGCCCGCAGCGCTTCGATGCCGCCCTTGCGTAACCCACGGTCGATGAAGCTGATAAAGGTCAGCGGGCCGAGTATCCCCCGAGTTCCCGCAGGGATACTCGGGGTTGAGGAACTCGGCGGACCGTCTGTACTGCGCTCACGCGGGGCATAGGCGGCGTTCTGGCCCAGCGGCACGACGTGGATCGGCGTCGTCACGCCGGCCCGCTCGAACACCTCTTTGCAGAAGTGGCACGGTGTGATCACGGCGTCCAGGTCATTCATCGGCGCCACAAACTGCGCCGGCGGTACGGTGCTCTCCCACATGACCAGCCCGAGCTGTGGCCCGAATTGGGTCAGCGCCGGGTGGTCGTTGAATGTGGTCGGATAGCCGGCTTTGAGCGACCCGAAGATGGGCGCGATGGGCTGCTCCACCAGGGATCGGGTTTCGGCGTCTTGCATGGCCACAGCGCGCGGCCCGAGCGAAAACAGGTTCACCCGGAAGCCGGCGCGGTGTAGGTGGCGCGCTGCCTCGATGCCGATTTGGCCGAAGCTATCCGCGGGATCGAGCGCACTGGGCACGCAGACGTTTAAGGCGTTGGTCATGCGTAAGCCCCCTGTAACATGCGGTGGGGCCGGAATGTGGTACAATTGGGGTCTACATGAGGAGACCGGGCGGCGTCGGAAGCGCCCCCGGTCAGGATAACAGTCGAGAAAGGACTGCTACCATGACGGATCATACCCCAGATATACCCCAAAAGCAATGCCGCAAATGCGGTATATTCAAGCCAGCTACGCCTGAGTACTTCCACCGAAACAAGCTTATGCGTGACGGATTGCAGCCGGAATGCAAAACTTGCCGAAGCAGAAGCACAATGCCGCCCAGAAGAACAACGCTGACGTGCTCGGAATGCGGCAAAGTATTCACGCGCAAGAATAGCCAACTCAGTGGCGACAAAGAGTATTACTGCGGACAGCAATGCGCCAACGCTGGCTACAAGAGGCTCTACTCTGGCGAAAACTGCTATAGATACAGTAGCAGTGATGTCCAGTGCGCCCAATGCGGAAAGAGACTTACCCGCAAAGCAACGCTGATTGAGCGAAGACAAAACCATTTTTGTAGTCGAGCCTGTTGGGGCAAGTGGAAAACAGAGAACACCGCTGGAGAGAATAGCCCCCACTACAAGCGTATTCCAACATATTGCCGACAGTGCGGCTCTGAATTGAAAGTAATCCCTAAAGCATTTAATGAACATGGCAACTTTTGCAATCTCAGGTGTTACGGGATCTGGGTTTCTGAAAATAATACGGGCGAAAACAACCCGCTTTGGAAAGGCGGCGGTCTCCTCTATTACGGTCCAAACTGGCAGCGTCAGCGCCGTAAGGCAAGAAAGCGCGATCAGTACACCTGCCAACAATGCGGCATAACGGAGACAGATCTTGCCCATGAACTTGATGTTCACCACAAGATCCCCTTTCGTGATTTTGGCATCGAACGCCATGAGGAGGCCAACCACCTATCGAACCTCATCTGTCTATGCAAGCGATGCCACGGCATCGCGGAGTTAAGAGACTATGTTCCCGATCAGAGCGAGTAGTCATGCAAGCCAACTGAGCGCTCAGTTGGCTTGCATTAAGATCATGACGGGAGGGTTACTTCCTCAGTTGACCGCAAAGGATTACAATAAATCCCGATGCGGACATCCCAAACCCGTTGCATCAAGAACCGACTCACGTCCTGCTGTTCGCCGTACAGTTCAAGACCTTGCTTCATGTAAGATTTGGCGTCCATCATGCGGTTTGCGGTATCGATCAGGTACGCCTTATTGGCGCTCACGCCGGCATAGGTTGTCGTCTTGTTGCCGCGCGTGCCGGTCCAACCATCGTAAACGATGACATTCTGAATCATGCCGATAGCGCTCGACTGCTGGGTAAAGCCCTGCTGTGGCACACGGGTTAGCGCCCGCTCCACGCGGAAAGCATCTGTACTGCTGATCAGCAGGTTGTACGGCCCCCGCCGCGGATTGCTGGTGTCTGCCTTGGCCGCCGTGATCGCCGCCTCCAGCGTCAACAGAATGTCCTCGGCGTCGGTCGCCCCACTGGTGACGGCCGCGGTCTGGTTGCTACTGGCGTAGCTGTAGGAAATGTAAGGCCCCAGATGAAGGGCATTGAGCTTGGCGTTATATGCGATTCCGGCTTGTCGCTCGATGATCGCCACATCCCACAGCCGGTTGTAAGCCAAAAGATCGTCGCTGTACTCAAGTCCAGCCGCGTAGTGGCGAAGCCGGACCGTCTCTTCCGAACTCCCCAAGCTCACAAACTTCACTTCGCCGCCCTCGAACACTTCCTCGAAGACCACGCCTCCCGGCCCGATCTTGTAAATGTTGACCACCTCGGGCAAATTCGGATCATTGATCACATCATACAGCGGCGTGTAGAGGATTGGCTCCTCATCGCGTCCGGCGTCCACCTCAAACTGCTGACGCTGGTTCCATTCATCGCTGAAGGTGTCGCTGCCGATGAACTCGAAAATACGCTCGCCACCGCGCCGCACTTCCCGGACGTGATCACTCAGTCGAAACCCCGCGGGAAACGGGATCTTAGGCTTGTCTTTCGCAAGGCTATCCTTGCTCCAAATCTTAATGCTCATTTGTTCTATCTCCCGGCGGTCACCCGCCCTCGTTTGCTGTTACTCGCTCGCGCCCGCTTAGCTCAGCAGGGCATTGTGGGCGATCATCACGCCCGTGACGATGTTGTTGGAATCCTTGTCGGCGGTCGCCTTGAAGAACGCACATTTCCCGGCGCCGGCACTCGTGGTGTACGCCTCGTCATCGGGGTAGTTGCCCGTGGTGGTCGCAACCGTGATATACACGATCTGCCCCTTCGACACACTCAGGCTCGCGGGCACCTTGAACTGATATTCGCGGTCATCGACGATGCAAGCCACGGTGTCCCCGCTCACGCCATCGCCGCCGGCCAGTCCTAACCAGCCTTCCGCGTAGATGACGCTGCCCTTGACGACAGTCGCCACCAAATCCACATCAACGGCTTTGCCGTCCGATTCAAACGGAGCGGCGATGCCTGCAACGGTAGTTGCCATTTGTATCTCTCCTTGGCTATTCAGCCAGCTTCATGCTTACTTGCTTGGTCCGTTCGGCCCTTAGTCCTCAGCTGGGATGGTGAAGTACTTAGCACCCTTTTTCCCCGCGACCGGCGTGCGCTGTTTGGGCCCCATTGTCTCGACAAGTTGGGCTTGCAGCAGCTCCTTGACCGACGCCATCTCGATCACGGCCTTGTACGCGGTCTCGGCTTCGGCCGGCGTCTGCGGGTTTCTGGCCTCGACCAGCTCGCGCACCACGGGGCGCACCTTCTCCTGCTTGATGCCGCCTTCCTCTGCGGTCAGTAGCTCGGTGATGCGCGTCGCTACAGCCTGCTTGGCCTGCTCCGCTTGCACCCGCCGCATTTCGGTGATGGCCGCGGCCACATCGGCGGTCGGGGCGAGGCCCAGCGTCTCGCGGATGCTAGCGACGGTCGCCACTTCGGGCGGCGTTTGGACCGTGGCGAGGACCGCGGCGCGTACCGGTTCCGGTAACAGCCGCGCATCATCGGCGGTCATTTCGTTGATTACCTGTAGTTTGTCCACAGTGTCTGTCTCCTCATTCTCGCCGGCAACGATGGCCGGCGGTTCGTCTTGTTGCATTTCGGTTGTCAGCACGGGCACTCTTGCCAATGCCGCAATACCAGCACGGTCAGCGGGGGCAATGTCGATTTGGGCTAGCTTGAGCGTCTTGGCGTCCATGCGGTAGGCGCCTAGGGACTCGTCCCACACGCCGTTGGCGTGCGCGTCGATACTCGTGGCAATGCTCTTGCCCTGGGCCTTGTAGCGGCGGATGCGATCCCGTGCCTCGCCCGGTGGGATATAGCCCTTACCCCATAAGGTGTCTCCATCCAGCACCGCACCCACCCAGTGGATTGCCTCGGGCGGAAAAGCGTGGCTGCGCTCAGCCTCGCTCAAATGGCCCATGATCCCCACCGGCTTGATCGCCAGCGTCTGCTGGTACAGCTCTTGCAGCCAAGTGGCGTCATAGTGGCGCTTGTTGCCACTGGTGACGTTCGCCTTGCCGATGGGGATGGTGAGAAACTGCGGCTCACTGTCGCCGGCGATCAGGCCGGCATAATCCACATCCGGCGCAATCGGCACGTTGGGGTAGCTGCCGCGCAGCTCCGTCACCGCCACCACATCGGTAAATTGACCGCTAAATTCTTTGATGTCGCCAGACATTTCGCCCCCTACTGCACCCAACTGATAATAATGCCCGCCACCACCGACGCCAGCACCGCCAGCGCAATCCCCCAGGCCCAGCCGGCGGGCCGCCGAGTATCCCCGCGTGAACTCGGTAGCCGGTGGCGGCTAGAGCGCATTATGCCGTATACGTAATCGCCCACTTTCGGAATCCCTCCGCCTCTGGATCTACCACCAATTCGTAAATGTAGCCCTTGCCCGTTGTCGGCGGATCCTGGTCTGCATATGTCCCGCTCGGCGCTGGATTCGTGCCACCGATATGTAGCACTGGCGCGGTGTGCGTCCACTGCGCACGGTGCGTGTAGATGTACTGCAATAGCGCGTCTAGCTGCGCCTGTGAATAGGTGCAGCTAAAGAGTTGCGCATTTTGCAATCCCTTGGATTGCGGCGCGGAAATTCCACCCGTGATCGTGCTGCTCGTGCTATACAGATACAGGTACGTCATCCCGCTCGGCAGGTCACCCAACGCACCCGTGATCGTGGAAGACGTGCTGCCCAGGTGCAGTTGCGTCATCCCGCTCGGCAGGTCACCCAACGCACCCGTGATCGTGGAAGACGTGCTG